ACAAGGAGTGGTGCTGTCAGAGGTCCTATTAACCTTGCGCAGCATCATAAGTCTATCTATTATGTCCCCGATAGATAGGGGAATATACTCCAAAAATTATCGACTCTCTCTCATTTTGGAGTGTTGGGTATTAGTGGGGTCAGGACGATTCTACTTATAGAGGTTCTCCTGTGGATAACTGTTACACAGCGAGGCTTGATAGTATAAGCAGTAAGAATGACTCACTTTTGTTCAATTCTTTGGACTATAATGAATGGAACCTTCTTAACCTATCTATTAAGAAATCTTTTTAAAATTCAGTATACCAAATGAAGTCTTGAGGTTCGAGTTGTTTCAATTAGTCATACCCAACCATGACTAATTCTCTCTCATCCTTTTTGTGGTCCTCTTTGTATTGTTTGTAAAGTTAAGCTGGATTTTGGTCAACTAAATAGATATAAGGTCCTCCATAGAGAATGTTAATTACACACTCCTTTGGATCCTCTTTAGACACTGCAGATATACCAGTTGACAGGCCTCCAACCCTGTTAGCGCTACTAGTGATAGCGGCCAAAATTTAGTGAATAGTATGGTTTATCTAACTAGCTTGAGCTATAGGCCCTAAATTTAGTATGGCTTGAACAACCTTCCTAACATCAGGCAAAGTTAAATTAGCCATCTGTTTATACCTTAGGTAGAGGCCTTCTAAAAACTCTTTGGTTCTAGGGCAGTCCCTCTCTACCACTTAAGCATTAAATAACTCACGGGTACTGTGTGTCGGAATGAACTCAACAACTGTAGACACTTCTAAATACCCTATGGTCACAGAAGCTGGAAATCCGGTTAATAATATATACATGATCGGTTGTTCGTGATCACCTGCATAAACTGAGTTACCGGTCGCTGCAAAAACATCAGTAGTTTCATTATAAGGAAAGGAAAACCTATAAGATGCATAAGAATTACCTGTTTAGTAAAACTAACCATTACTTATATCCTTCCTTGCTATACTATAACCGTCCTAAGCGATAGTATCTGTATTGTAAGACTAACGGAAATAAGAAAGTGACACATTTCCATTGGAATCGGCTGAAGTACTAAATTTTAATTAAACAGCCATTGAAGCTACCCTTGATGATACAACGTTAACTTCTCCATTCAACGGTCTGTATAAGCTCGGGGTCCACCCTTCCCCATTCTCTCCAGATTCGACATTCAAGGTTGCACTATTTGCTACCATTACCATTGCGTGACCTCCAGGATGAATTCGGAGAGCTAAATTCCCGGAAGCGTTGGTTGTAAAAGCCACTTAGTTCGTCTACCTGCTAAGTGACACTGCCTTAGGGTCAGGGATACGTGTACGTGCTGAATATTCTTCAGGAAACATATAAGAGGCGATAGAGGCCGTATCAACTCCTTATCCGTTGAAATCCTATGAATGTTCTTTGTATGGATCCATGGCTGATTAGGTCATATTGAATTTGTTGATACCTACGGTTGAGGCGTACTTATAAGGTTATAGAGCGTACGTCCCATCAGTATGGTCAATGGGGTTGTATCCTTCGTCACCTCCCCATATCTTTGCTATAGACGCAAACACATCCTCGGCTTTTTCATAAGGCTTTGCTAACCCGTATCCTGCAAACTTTGCCATTAAATGTGGTCTCAATTGTGAATAGAGAGCATTTAGTACTGGTTTCCCGTGTTTGATCAAAGCAGGTAAAACCTATTACCAGCCGTCTAAAACCATGAGATTCCTTATTTGTGTTTTGTTTAAGTCAGGGTGTCGACGCCTAACTTCTTCAATTACACGGTCTACTTCTTCAAAGCTCTTACTCAATGGAGCATCCATGAAAGCTGCCTCGTCTATTATCTAACCATTCCTTATCACATTTTAAGCTCTATATGCATTTATGTCTCTTAATGCTTAAAAGCCAGCGTTTTACATGTTCTATCGATCTTCCCACGTAATTGATGGGTCCACTTTCTTAATATCTGCTGTAGGTATATCATAGAATGGGTTCACGGCTTACTTCAATTGTTTCATAGCATCGAGCACTCTTGGGTCCTAAGCCTTAAATAACTAGATTAGTTCTTCCACGTTTTTATCTCCATTCAACTATTAATCCAACTACTTCTTAATGTCCAATATCTATTGTTCTATTTAGACTATGGCGTTTCCCGACTTAGCTTATTCCAGCCCTCTTTGAACTGCCTCCTGTATCTGGCTCTTGGTTAAATTAATATGAGCCCCTGCTTTCCATCCCTAATTTCTTCGTTTTTAAGTTTTTTCCATGTTTGATTGTGTGTTTTGAATTGTGGTTGTGTTATTTTTATGTAAGTGGGCCCAGGTTTTTACGAGTCCCCCCAATTTCTCCGGCATCTTTACTTCGGAGTAATCTCTTTATAAGGTAGAAGGAAATCCTATACTAGGGACTGAGTACCGCATTCCAGGCAATACTGTTTGTACGTATCCCTCATCCCAATGAAATGTTCCAAACATTGGGGTTTCCAACCACTATAGGAACTGATCATACAATTCACACACTTGAGGTGTATCATATTTGTTTTTATGGAGGCCAGCAACTTCATTATAATTATAAGGCACAGGACCCTTTTTCGAAGGCAGATTTTTAAATCGGTACTCTATATAAGCTTTAAAAAGGGGTTAGTTAGAGTGACCATGCAGTAGTTACTGTGTCTATCCATAATTATATGCTTCAGGGGTAAGGTCCTTTGTTAACTTAGTAGTTAGTTAACCTCCCTAGAATACACGGTGCGGTTTTCTGGATACTAACGCCTGCCAAGGTAGCATAATTATATCTTTAGATAAAAAATCAATCATAAAATCACTGATCAATATTTGCTTTACCTAACTACCTATACCGTGTGGAGTCGGGTCTTAGTCGGGGCTTACGAATTGCTGAAGAGTTTTCAGGTATTGAGGAACGTAATTTTTATTAATCATTACTACTGTATCATCTCCAGCATGAGCACTGGTCCACTTCTCCTTGGGTACTTCTGCAATCTCCATGAATATCTGCTATTTAATTATCTCTCTAACGGTGTTCCCAGCAGTTGTCTATGTAGATATTCCGGATAAAGTCATCCCTACCAATGTTCCTTTAATCATGACTTTTTATGTACCAGCCCAGTACATCACAAAAGGGAATTCTGTGTTTAACAACAACCCACGTAATTGCATACCAACCCAATATGGTAAACCTAACCGAAGGATCCAAGGGATAATTAAGAGGTTGAGGAGTGGAATATCCACAAGACGGAACAGCCAATCATGTTATGTTGCATCAAACTATGATGAATCAGAAGATAGGTAAACCACATTATCCACGGTTACAGCTAAATACAATAATTTATCTCCCAACTCGTCAAGGTTAAGTCCGGACACAAATTAAGGGAAAATGTGTTTTAGCAATTTTATGTAATAATGGTTCAATGCTCCCAGAAACAGCACTATGTAATCAGGTGGAGAAAATATTATCCGCCCTCTAACTGAAGTATCAAATATTGGTTCGTCTTTCTTGAGTTGGGCTACTAGAGAAGTCTTCATCTTCTTCATCTGTTTCCATTATTCATATATTGCTAGGTAACGCTTCTTCTGTGAGGGTTTCTACAATTATGCAATATATTCTTCTATAGTTAACGGCTCTATCTGTGTCATCGCTTCAGCAAACTTCTTTTTTATCTCCTACATTTTTATTTTTCCAATTCGTTCATAAACCTCTTTTTTCTTTGGATCAGGAACATTCACATTTCCTAATACTCTGGAATACAAGGTATCAATAGCCAATTTGTTTTGCTTCCCCATATTGGCATATTTTAATGTTATGCCTTTTACACTCATATCTAAGCCTGGATTGAACACCTCAGTTGCTTCTGTCACTCTTTGCGCATCCACCTCTACCACTAATTTCTGTAACTACTCATTGGTGATACGTTTCCCCTGTAAATTGTACCTCTTTATATTTCGGACATTTTCATTTGGCTCTTCTTTTACTCTCTTTGGGTCGTAGTCCCCTAGTAAGTTATCTGTGTTCAACTTCCTGTATGTAGAACAAGGGTCATGAGGCTTTACAGTCTTCTAAATATTCCTTCTTTAACGCGTCTTGGTCCCAGTTATCGCGTGTAACAATTTGTTTACGTACTTCATGTAGTTTGAGGGAATGTGTCGTCTGACCTATTTGCGTTCCTTCTTTCTTTTTGCTGTAGCTAAACCTCCTACTCTCAATTTAGTTCCATCCTATTGATTGGGTTACTCTTGTACCTAATTATTAGCTAACGATTAGTCTTGTTTTGGGTCTTGGCTCTCGGATGGTTGCTGTTGGCCGTTGTCTTAATCCCCACTATCTACACAGATTACAATAGACTCATCATTCAATGGTACATATGGTCTATATGTGGGCCCAAACCATATGTTTGTCCTTTCTGTTCTTTGTGGTTAATCCTTCCGATTCTTTATTTAATTATATCTATCCCTAACCCAGTTCCAACATTCTTTAGGTTTCTTCAGTATGCGGCTTTCTTGGTTCCCTTTCCTTCCCAGTAATTTCTGTGCCTTGGCAGGTGTCTTGTACCTATTGTCATAGCTTATAATAAATTGGTAGCATGCTAAAATCCAATTAAAAATACAATTGATAACCCATGTAAATGTCCAAGGCTCTTAACACTTCCAAATCGGATCCCTGTTCTTCTAGCTCTCTAGCGCTTGTGCTATCTATCCGAATTATCCGTGTTTCTGGGCTACTTCATACCATTCTTTTCTTGCTACGCTAGTGTTGGTAAATAGGAATGAATAAATTAAGCTGAACCAATTGTATATATATATGTACCCTATACAATGTAATAACTCTACAGCTTAACTCTTATACCAGAGTCTATATACACATTCAGTCTCGTATGTGTATATATGATAGTAAACGGTTAAACCACATATCGCTAGCCAAACAAGGTAACCAAACTGCCTTCTGTAGTTAAATGGATTTGGTGCTAACCCTTCTAACCTCTCTATCGTGAGGATATTTGCAACATGTGTACCTTTAGCATCAGCCTCTTCCAAAAACATCTCTTGCATCTTTTATCCGTCTAGCCTCTCGTCATTCCATATCCTTAAGTAGGTCATAGCTGTTTCTGCCTTCTTTCGTTGTTATAGTATAGTGCCTATAGTATCGATAATCACCTCTGGAAGTTGTAGCATTATCTCTGGGACTGGGGTTCCGGTTTTTTAATTTATAGCCGCGGCCATGTTAAGTACAGTAAGTGCCTTCGTGGGGTCTAACATTTGTGAGTTCTAAACTACGATTGACGTCATGGCGTCTCTTATGCGCTATGAAACTACAGAAACCCTACTATTGGTGACATCAAATTTAGGTTCTATCGTGTATGCGACTGTACTCACTCCTTCTCCGATAGATATTGAACTTCTTATAACTAAAGTTCGGGTGACGCCGTTGACAACTAGATTGACACTCTTTGGATCAGAACCATTTATAGGAAGATTTGGGTGACGATAATTGGTATTGTTGCCGTTCATATTTGCCTCTACAGTTTATTTCCCATTACGGTCGAAAACTCCATAAACACCTTCTACATCTTGTCCGGTTATCCCTCTGGTGTAGGTGCCCATATACGATTAGTTTTTAGGTATTTGGGGGTATGCATTTGATACACATAATAAAGGTACTGCTTGTGTGTATGAAGTTGGGTCAGTAATCTATGTGCCCTCTCTGTGACTGTTAAACACCTGTAGAAATTACTAGACCCCCTCGTAATAATGTGCGTCATTGGCAATAACAAAGTTAATGGAACTATTCTTGACCTCGGGTAGGTTAGATATATCCTTGGTTTTATTGGTTAACACTTAATTTACTACCTCAACCAGGGCTTCATACCCATCTTTACTTTTCTTCTTTGGTTCCCATTATATTATAACGTTATTCTTAAGCTCTGCATACTCGCGTTATTAATCCGGAGTCAACTCCTATATCGCCTCATGATCAGCGGGCATCAAATTAGGTCTAACAGCTATAAGGTGGATATTTTTAAAACCTAAAGATTGCAATACAAACATAGTCTTATTCCACTTCGAACCTATGTCTAATACTACAATCTTCTAGTTTTTATCTAGACGCTTAATAGCAGGGTCATGTATGATCAAATCTGTCAAGGATACGTCATTTATGCATCGAGATAATGGGTGGCCGTATTAAGCACAAGATAATAACTTGAAATGAGGGGCGTTATCTAATGCTGATATGGGGAGCGAGCCTTCAGTCCAAAGTTTCTGAATATGGCCTTTAGTAAATTTATTCCAGTTCGAATGGAATAGCTTTGTGCCGATGACTTCCATATTCTCGGCTTTACAGTCAAAAATATGTGGGGCACATATAGTATAGGGCGACTCATAGGATCGAGGTGTGGACAAACAAGCGATAGCTGTAATTCTATGGATTATATCATTCATTGTTTCTTCCCATTTAGGATTGGATCTCACTAATTTCAACAACCACTTAAACATTTTACTCTTGGCCGATTCCATACGGGGGCTTTTGGCACTTAACTTTTCATACAAGTCTGTAGCGGGGTTAGTCTGGTCTCTTCCACTTAAATCATGTATAGTCTTTTGGCATTACATGAATTCTGGCTCTCCAAAGTTATCCGGGTCATGTGGGTCTGCTTTGGGGAATCTCTCTACTACATCTCCATCCTTAAAAGCTGCACCAAATGCTGCTAATGCGTCCATATTTAGATCAAACCTTAATTTTTATTCTTTTACGCCTTCAAATAGGTCCTTGTCACCTGTTAAACAAACCTCAAGGTCTTTTTCTGTAAATGTATGTTGTACCTATTAATTGCGCTGGTCTCTATAAGCTGCTAGCATTACTTGTTTAGATCCTTTCTTTTTTCCATATTAGGCTATATGAACTCGGGGTCCTGTGTATTCCCCTTTTTCGGTCTTCTTCCCGATCCCGGTAACAATGTGGACATGTCCGACTGGTAAGCTATCACCAACTATCTTGTTTGTGGTTACCAAAACTTGGAGCCCATATGGTTTATAACTCAAGGGCTAGTCACCTTTGGGAGCCAAAACTTCGATATCGTACCACTTCCATAGTGTCATAACGTCATCTAATGACACTGCCTCCTTCTTTCCACTCTCAGTGTCTACCTTTATTCTCCCGATAGTACAATTTACACATTAGCACTATTTTTCTTTCGTGCAAGTCTGTTTTGTTGCTTTCGGCGCCAACACCTCATTTACTGTCATCTCCAATAATCCGTCGACAGCGAGATTGAATTCTGTTTTGTCTTAAGCCCTAGCATGCTTAGTCATCTAACATGCGTGTGTCCCAGCCATATTGATACCATTAATTTAAGCAAGAAATGGCAACCAACTACAGACGTGGGTGTATTCCATTGGCGTGCTGACTAATTCCAAGTATAGGTCTTCGTAATCTCCAGCTTTGTTATTCTTGTTTTTTGGAGCTACTCTTCCCTTAACCTTAAGATAAGACAACCCGTACTCTGGGGCTTCAAAATTCTGTCCGTTAGGAATAAAAACGTAATTATGGAATCCTTCCGGAACAATGAACTCATACTCTTCTGCTACTCCTGGCCATATTGAAGCACTCTTATAGTCCATATAAGTTTCAAATGTATAAGGTGCGTAGGTGTCTCGCAAGTGTGTAGGTGGCTTTTAGAACATGTGAACTTTCACTAATTTCCAATTTTCGTTATCCTAGTTCTTCTTAGGTATATGTCCTTTGCTTGGAGCCTAACTACCGTCAGAATAGTAATTGTTTACAGTCCTGATCTTGTTATCCATTGCAAAGGCACGTTTATTCTTGGGCTTAAACCCATTAGGTACGTATTTTGGTGCGCTTTAGATCTTGTGTTCTACTCTTCTTGCCCCATTTGTTCGTGGTTAACGGCTGTTATGAGGTTTATTAACCTTGTGGTTATGTCCATCTGGCCTCTTGGCCTAGTATCCCCGTCTCTCACCTTGACGTTTTGGTGATCGAACTTGTATCCCCTCTTCTATATCGGCTTAAGCTTACAATTCAGCGTTAATCTGATCATATTCCTTCATTAGTTCCTCAGTTGTAATGGATATTTTATCGTCATCAACTTTATCTGGGGGTTTCTTGTAGATTTGAGGTCTCTACTTTCCTTTTTAATTTTGGGGTTTATTT